TATGCCTATTGAGGTTAAAAAACATATAGTAGGTTCTTGGTTTAGAGGTAGTTTGTCTGGCTCACCTAAAACATTACGTTTAATTAATGAAGGTAAATTTAAAGAAGCTGCGAAAGAATTCTTAGATAATAATGAATATAGAACAACTACATTACGTGGAGTAAAAAGAAGAATGGAAGCTACTGCTCAGGCTATAGCTTCACTATCGTTGTAGGTTTACCTTGTTTCTGTGAATATTTAATTGCGTATTCTGTACCGTTACTTTTAGTATCCCATATTGCTAGGACTCTGTCAGCATTATCTACTAGCTGTTTAGTTCTAATAAAGAAATGTCTAGAATCAAACTCTGTTTTGTTATCTAGTAAATGGTATGGTAAGAACTTAACTACGTCAAGATTGTGTGCGTCTGCGTAGTGTTGCGTTAGCTCATCAACTCCTTTGGCATCCCCCATTAGGAGTGTCAAGTTCTTACCTACATAGACTGAAAGGTATTTGTCTATTACGTCAAGTACCTTTGGGTCTTTAATACTACGGCTACCAATGATTGCTATTTTCATTTAAACCACGCAATCTGTACTCTAATAATAAATACATCTATCAATAAATAATCTACTTCATTACCATCTACTTCGTTAGATGTAAACTCAAATCCAAACTGTACTCCCATGATTGGGTATGCTGTTATTGCCATTAATCATGCTCCTTAATCTGATGTAATACATTAAAGCTACCATCTGGTTGCTCTATAAAGAAATGTTCTTGCAAATCTTTAGGTAAATTAATATAGTCTCTATAAAGACAACTACTATTATATTCAGGATACACTTGTCTTATATAGCGTTCAGCTGCAAAACAATCTTGAAAAGTACCTATGTATTCTGGAGTACTGCCTAAGTATATTACTAATATATATGCTAACATTATAGTATCTCACATACACCAGAGCTACATGCTAACTCTTGTGTACCAGTAGTGTTATCTTCTTTCTCTATAAAACTTGTCCAGTCTAATGACTTAGGATTAGATTTATAAAGCTCTTCATATGTTGCTTTATTACAGTCTTGATATGGAGCTTGAGCATAGGTATGGTCTGAATGTGGTAAGAAGGAGACACCACTTATCTCATCAAAATGTTTCCATACCCATGCACCAACCTCAACCCATTCATCATCTTTAACTGAGATAGTTACAGATGGTTTATGTTCACACCAATGTCGTTGGTATATAAGCCAGTTTTCTAACTGTTCTATTGCTGACTTATCATTACGAGTAATTGCACCATCAGGTGCTTTCATTGCAAAGCTGAATACTGCTGTTTCATTAGGATGAAACTGTTCATCTTCTACACTGACACCACTATCTTTAAGAAAATTATAGATAGGGTCTTTCTTATCCATTCGTATTGTTCTTACGTAATAGTCGTTATGACGAGCATGAATGCCGCTAGCAGCATCAACAAGCTGACTAACTGTACCACTTGGTTTAACACACGTAATAGATGCTGACGCTGGGATTTCGAGTTTCTTCGCGTAGGTTTCGTTTGTTTTTCTTGCTTCATCTCTTAACCTTTCTAACATCTTAGGGTCAGGATTAGATGTTAATTTGTTATCCATAATGCCAGTTAATGACACACCTAGTAGTCTTTCTTCTTCTGTATTCTTAACCCATTCTGCTGATAAGAATTGAAAGTTAGTTAGTTTAGATTGTATAGTACCTAGTATAGTAGCTAATCTAATCTTACGTGCAAGGTCTTTCTCTGTATCTTTCTCACGTATAACTACTTCTGTTAAGTTACAGAACTGTTTGTCTCTAAGGATAATTTCACTACATGGATTAGTTCCATAAGGTAAGTCTGGGTCACGTCTACCCCACTTGTTAGCTTGTGCTTGAGCTGCTAACCTATTAAAGATACCACGTTCCCCTGACTTAGATTTGACAAGAGACAACCATTCTTCCATAAATACTTCTGAGTCTGGTGATTCTGTATATGCTACACTGTTATTAGCTAACGCTCTATGAGGATAGTCATTCCACCATGCACCCATCTTAGCTTCACGCATACGTCTGTCTGTTAGATTAGATAAACTAATTAGTGCTGACCTACGAACACCACCTACTACAACTATCTGTCCTATCATGCACATGATGTCGTGTACTTCTATACTGTTAAGCTTACGACCTTGTGCTTCTTTAAATGTTTCTGTTACAAATTGGAATAGTTTACGTAGAGGTTCAGGACCAGAGGCTCTGCCTCCAAAGGTCTTAAGTCTTGCGCCTGCTGGTCGAACCTTCGTGAAGTCAAAAGTAGGAATGTCACCCTCATAGAGTGATGATATAAGTTTCTTAAATGCTTTTGCCCAGCCTAGCTTGCTGTCTTCTACAACAATAACATCATCACATTCTTTTACTTTCTCTGGTATATTTGGTAATCGGTTTGTATCTTGTCGTTCACAAGAGAACCCAACACCAGTACCATTCATAAGAATATAGAGTGCCTCACTAAAGGCTCGCTTATTGTTGATAGCAAGGTAACTACAATTATAAGCTGCAATGTTATCCCGTTCACATGCTTCTCCTGCTGTCATTAATAATCTCATAGACGGCATTACTTCTAAGTTAAGTACTGCCTCTTTAATACTTGGCATTTCTTTGTGTAGTTCTGGAGCTTTCTGTATTAGATAGTTTACTAATCTATCTACTGTTTCTTGCCATGTTTCTCTTCTGTTTTTTTCTGGTATGTATCTTGCGTATCTACTTTGATGGATTACTTCTTGGTAAATACTAGGTAATGTTGTCGTCATATATATCAAATTCCTTCTTATTATCGTTAACTAATTCTTCAAGCTCATCTATCTTGTCTTCTATCTTGTCTTGAAAATGATAGACAATGTCTTCACTTGAGATATCTAGTATCTCTAGTAAAGTAACTTCGTCTATCTCCTTTAAATTTTCACAAAGTTCCTTGAACGTCACTGCCATTTGCTACTTCCTTTCCACAACTTTGGCATAGAACATTGTAACTCTGTGCCTGTTTCATACCACAATGCTGACAGGTCTTACCAAATATCCTGTCATAGTTGTCCGCATACTCTTTGGTGTTAGCTTTAGAGTTAAATCTTGCTTTCTCAAATTGTGTCATTCGTTTAGTTCTTTTAATAGTTCCAAGTAATGAATAGCTTTGTTTAAGTCTTCAATGCCATTCTTATGTTGCCATCTACACACGTACTTAATTACATTACCTTCTATGTAACCTATGTTGTTATCATGTATAAACTGTACAGGTTGTATTTTAAAGTCTTTGTAGTGATTACCACTAACTTGTTTTTTACTAGCTTGTACCATTATTATATCATACCTTTCGTCTTTTGTCAAGACTATATTGTTCTTTTAAATACTTTAATGAGACTGCCATCTCATCAAAGCTACCATCTTTAACATCATGTAACACATAGATACCTCTCCAGTGTTCATTAGTTTGATAGTTAAGGTATGATTCATTATGTAGATAACAACTTCCAGCTATAATAGCTGTCATTTCTGAGCCGTCTGCTTTTCTTCCATAGGCAATTTGTCTACCTTGCTGGTGTCCTGCGAAGCATGACATATGTTTCTTTGTAAGCAAAGCATTTGCTGATATGATTGGTCTTCCCATGACTCCAGAAGCAAAGTAATGTGAGTAAGCAATGCCATTGATAGGAACAACACTAAGAAATGGATGTACTTCCCAGCCGTATTGAGCATAGTTTAAGTCTCCTATACTAATTAACTCTTCTAATTTTCTATCATTCTCTACTGCTCTGTCAATCCTATCTTCATGATTGCCAAGAGTCAGCACCATTCTAGGACTATATACTTTCTTTTTAAGCTTACGTTGTTTGTCCTGTAGTTTCCATAATGGTGTCAGCAATGCTTCCATACCTTTATGTACAGCACGAACATCTGCTTTGTATGTCCTACCTTCAAAAGACTTTTTACCTACGTCATAAGATGAAAGACTTGGCATATCTGCAAAGTCTCCTATCTGTACTATAACGTCTGGTTGTTTGTCTACTATGTATTTACCAATCCAAGTCAAGTAATCTAATTTAATCCCAGGTTTAACCTGAGTATCTGGAATGACTAGGTGTTTCATTGTAACGTCTCCTTATCTAAATCGAACTCCATTTGAGCGAGCTCGTTCTTCTCATCTAATACGGTCTTAATAATACCTTCACGTATTAAATTCTTTATAGCATGGTCCATTAAGAATTCGGCTTCTACAGCATCGACCGAGAAGTCGAAGTCGTATGAACCATCTTTATTTTTAACTAAGTTTTTTATAATCATTAATCCAATCCTTACGATAATCTAACCACAAGAATCCATTCTTCTCTGCCCACATTGCATATGTAGTTTTAGAACGTTTGGTTATCTTGTTGTCAGGGTTCATAAATAAAAAGATAATGGTTATATTAGGGTTGTGTTCTTTAAACCATACCATCTTTTTTCTAGTTTCTAAATCTAATTTACCCTTTGCTTCTATATAAACTAACTTTCTGCCTGTCCTAAAGTCTGGTGTATATGTTCTTTCTATTGCAGGCTGTGTATATTTATATGAATTACTTTCGTATTTTGTTTTAGGAAATGCCACACGAAGTTCTTTCCATACTTTAGTTTCAAACTTACTCTTGAAGACTGGCATGGTATCGCACCTCGTATGGTTCATTTAAGTTTCTAAGTATCCAAAGACAATTTGCATTCATAAGAAACTCATCATCATTTCCATACTCATGTAATACTTTTGTTAGCATTGCTTGTTCTGATTGACAGTCTGCTAGTATTGCTTTAGCTTTCTTGTCACCAATCTTTTCTATGCCACGGATGTTATCTGTTCTGTCACCTTTTAGGCACTGCTCGTAGAATAACCGTAGTCCTTCTAGTTCGCTCATGTCTGTCCATGTGTCAGGTCTTGACCACCCTTTACCGTTTATTTCCCAGCTAAAATGTTTGCCAGGGATTTGCAGTAGGTCTTTGTCTAGGCTGCATATAATAGTT